TTAGAGGATGCGGAAGCCATATGTCATGTTATCAAAATGTCTGGTAATGATTTACGTAAGCAACAAGTTGCAGGATTCTATAGAGATATAGAATTAGGTAATCCACCTATAACTGAGAATCAATTAGAAGATAAAAAATTAGAACTAGAGGGTATTTCAAAAGATGGTCAAGAAGATCAATATACTTTATATGAAATACATACCAATTTAGATTTAGATGGTAGAAGATAATGGCAAAGTTAACTATTACAAGATTACCGGATCCTAGACCTGAGTATGATGCTCAACAGTCCGCAGAATTAATAAGGTCTTTGGAAGAATTAGTACAACAATTAAACACACAATATAATTTAGATACACAAGAGGAATCCACAAGAAGAAGTTGGTTTTTTTCTAATGGCTGATGTTTTTAAAAGATTTATTACTAATGTTACCACAACAGATTTGACAACAGTTTTTACTGTGCCAACTGCTAACGTAGCAGCTACACCACCAGTGCCTGTTTCTACATTTATTGTAAAAACTATTAATACACATAACTATGATGGCTCTAATGCAGTGACTGTCAATGTCGATCACAATAATGGTAGTGCAGACTTACAGATTTTCCAAATAGATGTTGCAGCATCTAATACTAACACTATTAGCACCAGCATGGTTTATCAAGAGGGGGACGCTATGAAGGTACAAGCTAACGCTGCATCTAGAGCTATGATTGAGGTTTCTGTTTTAGAGGTTAAACAACAACAATAATGTATGTGCTAGCAGATGTTCCTCAGGATATCTTAAAAATACTTGACAATGTAATTAGAGAAAAAGAACTATCTCCTTTAAATGGTGACTTAGCAGGTAATATAAAACATGAATATGGTATACCAAAAGGAAAAGCTGCGGTGTCCCCGATGTTAATGCATATGATTGTGAAACATCGTGAGAAATATCCTAACTTTTTTAAAAAAGCTCATTCTACTTTAAATTATAAAGAGTGTGAAATTGAACTATTTAATTTATGGGTCAACTTTCAAAAAAAGCATGAGTTTAATCCTATGCACGTTCATGACGGGTTATACAGTTTTGTAATTTGGCATAAAGTCCCTTACAAAATAAAAGATGAAAGAGCACGTTTACCTAATATAAGTGAATCAGATTTTAGAGCTGGTATGTTTGCTTTTTTCTTTTCAGAACCCTCAGGCAAAATTACACAAGAGGCTTTACCTGTGGACAATAGTTGGGAGGGCAAAGTAGCTTTATTTCCTGCCTCTTTAAATCATTGTGTTTACCCTTTTTATACATCTGACGAATATAGAGTTTCTATTTCAGGCAATATAGGTTTCAAGATATAAATCTTGAAAAAGTTTTTTACATGTATTGATAATTATATTGACAACAATACGGCTAA